TGATCTGCATTAACCATCCTGCTCACCATCCTCCAAATCATAAATCGGAGAAGTGCCCGGATAAAGAAGTCCTGTCCCGGAAAGATACATTTTGATGCATCTGTTCGCATCAGCATCGAATGAAACATCTGCACTCGGTTCTACGTAGGTGATGGAATACCCATCGTTACTCTCTGATTTAGCCAAGGCCTCTGCTTTCTTTTTCTGTGCTGCATACTTCTGGACGAGATCACAGATAGCATTCTTCACACAGTCAGGAATCTCCTTTAGCTTTTTCAGCCTTCCAAAAGTCATCTGGTTCACCTTTGCCGTCGCCCAGATACACGCATTATTGAATACATTCTCTGGAATCTCATTGCCACAAAAGGTTTTATTGTAATATTCAAAGCTTACATATGCATCTCCCATGCGATAACCTCCGTTTCAAAGGGCGATTTCATAAGAAAACCGCCCTGTTTTGATGCTTCATCCTAGCCAAGAGAGATGATTCTCGCAATTGGAATAGCTTTGTGATCAAGATACTGTTTTGTAGTTCCCTGAGAAGAAACAAGCTCCCAGTTACCACCATCTTCAAGCTCGTCATCAGTTGGTGACAAGGTAGCCATTGTTTTCTGTGTGAAGGAAATACCGTAAGGAGCGAAGCATTTACGCTGTCTGCTGTAAAGAGTATCCTGTCCGCCATTCTTTGAAGGATCACGGTCCATTTCGTAAGGAACTTTAGCGCCGCAGTCTGTATATTCGATAGCACCGTCACCAAGTACAAATGTTGTGTATTTGTCTCCTGCGCCGTCTGCACCTGCTTCTACAGGCATACCGTCGTCGATAAGTACTGTTCTGCCATTGAGGGACGCAAGGCTTAACTGACGTTCCACACCATTCGCATCTGTCTGTTTCCAGTATGCTAATACCTTTAAGTTCTCAAGGTTTGTAGCCACTTTGGAATGCATGATAGCAAGGGAGAATGCACCTTTGTTATCACCACAAGCCTGCTGGATAGCAGTATTAAGAGTAGTTGCGTCCATATGGCCCATAACTCCTTCAGAATTTTCCTTTTCGCAGGTGTCATATGTATGAGCATCTACGAATTTCTTGTTCGCTGTTCCTGTCATGTTGAAGATACCTTTAAGGATATGAACAAGAGTATCCTGGTCTACTTCGGACCAGTATTCAGATACCTGCTGAGCAATATTGGCCATGAAGTCTTCACCGCCTGTAATGTCGTAAGAAAAGTCATTCTCTGTCCATGCGTTGGCACGTCCTACTACGACTCTGGAATGTCTGAATGTTGCAGTGCTGCCTGCCTGAATATCTGTACCACCATCATAGTTCTGAGGTGTAGAACCAGAGATAAGACCTCTTAATGTAGTTGTGATATAGTTGCCGCCAGTCTGATCACGCATGGAAGCTGCGAGATCTGGTCTTGGTCTGATTGCTCTGGAACGGATGAGTTCTGTTCTCTTTGTGTTCGGTACTCTATCTACGTAACCTTTGAATACCTCAGCATTAAAGATTTTCTCATCGAATACGCTCGCTGGAATTTCAGCGAAGAACTGAAGGTTCATTTTCATTGCATTAGATTTAATCATTATTACTTTTTCCTCCTTTGATTACTCTAAAAGTGTTGTAATATCTGCTTCCGGATGTTCGTTCTTATACTTCATCGCCTCAGTAAGAGACATTTTCTTCTTACCACCCGGCGGTGTAGGGTCAGTACCCGGAGTAAATGTTGGTTTTGGTGGTTTTGGCGGTTCTGGGTCAGCAGGCGGAGTCTCGACTACAAATGCACCCGGATTGTTTTCTTTCATCTTTGTCATGAAATCATCTGCTCCAAGGAATGTGCCGTCTTCACTGCGTTTAAAGCCCTGGGCCATGAATTCTGCCATAGCAGCTTTCGCCACCAACGGAGAAGTGAACTGGAACTGTCCCATATATTTCTCAGCCGCAAACTCTGTTGCCTGAGCATCAAGCTTGTCCTGAAGTGCTTTAGTGTCTGTGTTGTACTTGGTTTCCCAATCAGCTGCAGACTTTTTAATTCCATCAATGTCCATGTCTTTGTAGGACTGGATAGTAGTATTCGCCTCTCCGAGCTGGGCTTTGTACCCCTCTGCTTCCATGCGGAATCCTTCGGCCTTCTGCTCCAAAGCTGTATGTTTTTCTTTGGAAACATAATTTCCTTCGGATAAATCCACGAAGCGAACATGTTTCTTCTTGTCTTCCTGTCCGTTATTGTGTTCCTGGATCTTTGCATCGACCTGTGCAAATAATTCTTCTCCTAATAATTCTTTGAGTGTCATAGTTCTTCTTTCCTTTCGTCACTGTTTTTATATACGGTGCCTCCGTTGACCGCGATAGTTTAAACCTCATACCGCAAGAGGGAGCCACACAGTTTAATCGACATGAGCTGGTCATATGTCTCTTCCACATCTTAAAAAAGACATAAAAAAAGGACGTCGTTAACGTCCGTGACTGTTTTACCCACAGCTGGGAGATATCTGGATCACCTCCTTCCTAATTCTTTACACATGGGGCTCTGAGCCTTGCCAGTTTCTTAGGCATATTAATTATCCTCCTTTCTCTTAGAAGCTAATCTGAGTCAAATCAGGAGTTCTCATAGGCTACTGGATGCCGTTCACTGCTGTCTGTAACAGGAATCCGAGAAGTTCCCAAATTTTATCTTTGATTTTACCCATGCAGATTTCTTCTCCAATCTTCTGTGAATAATTTGCTGGATCCACACAGGATGAGGATTCGGTAATAATGAATCCATTTCTGAGGGTACACATGACAACTGTTGTTCTGTCTCCGATTGTTCTTGTATCGATAATGGCAATGAAATCATTGACCATCTTTTCACCGACGCTCACGCCAGAAGGAAGGCCTTTGTTCTCATCCAGTTTCATGTATGCTCTTTCGAACACTTCTTTTGGCGACCAGCTGATGTATCCATCCGGATAACGCAGCTCATACCCTTCTTCTGCTCTTTCCTTTTCTTCATCCAGAAGCATGTCAATCATCTCAATCGGATGCACTTCTCCATCTAATCGAAAGGCCGGTTCTGCCTCGACCATCTTTGTTCCAATGTATTTTTTCATTCTTCCTCCTAATCCGGCACATCTACATGATAAGCCATTTCACCGCTTGCCATCTCTGCACCATCCTGCTCAATAATGATTTTCTGATGAGGATTTCCATTTTCCTGAAGCCATCTAACAACGGGTTCTGTGACCTTCTTGAATTCTTCAACAGCTGCTAATCCTCTACCAATTGCCATCATTTCAGTTCCCATGTTTTACTCCTCTGAGCCCACTTCATACCAGTCTTCTGCAAGCATGTCGGCCTGTGAAGCGAGCCATCCTAACTGAACACCGGATGTTCCGACGAAAGCGATCGTCTTATTGCCAATTGCCTCATGCTCTGGGTTAACAACGGTTCCATTGGGACCGACATAACTGATGTTGGATGCCATTTCGATGTGCTGGTTCTTCCCATTCCAACCTTTTCGTGCTGCTTTTCCGCCCTCTTTGATGATTTCAAGAGCATAACCGAAATCAAATGTATCGGAATTATCACAGAACACACAGTCAAGGATGAAGATATCCTTGCAGTTCTTGTGAACAAGATTCTCGTCATAAGTCTTATCGATATACTGCATTTTCGCTTCGACATTCGGATTAGTGATGGACTCTACTTCTCCTGTCGGCATCTGGATAAACAGGACAACTGCACCGATACCGTCTTTCTGTGCTTCCTCGTAATTTTTAAATAATTCTTCCTTAGTGAGTCTTTCTTCTCTTTTCATCATTTCTTCTTCATGCATAATCATGTTTTTCCTCCTTTTGGGCATAAAAAAACCGCCACGTTTCCGTGACGGCGTTACATATTCTTTGAATTTACGATGCAAAACTGTATTTTTCAGGAATCTTCCCTTTCGAGATACTCACAATAAGCTTTCCTAGCGTGGTGAAACGCATAATTGTTTTTTCTGACTTTTTAACGATAGTAGGAATCATCGTCCTCCTGTCAATCTCAAGAACTCCATCCAGTTCTTCCATCGATGGGCCATAGTCATATGTGATTTTCTCTTCTGTTTTCTTATTCAGTTTCATAGAGTAATACATCTTCACCCCACCCTTCAAACATTTTATCCATTTCAACATCCCATGCATACTGTTCCTCAGCTATATCATGAGCTTCCCTATATGTAAGATTATACTCCTTCTCAACGGTAGATTCAAGATATTCATGTTCCAGCAGCAGTATATCTCTTTCTTCCGGATTGCCATCTGATAATCTTTTCCATGCTACAGCGATGTCGTAATCTTCATCGAACCTTCTTACGCCATCATCTAAAATATGTTCGTTAACAAATAAATGCTCTTTTATCTGTCTGACTTTTGTTTCTGAAAAGCCTGTAGTTTTTGAAATTTTTGAGATGTCTGAATCATCTTGTCTCCTTTCGTTGTAGAAACGTTTTGATTCTTTCTCCCTTCTTTCATATCGGTCTGCCAAAGTTTCTCTTCTGGCTCCAGTATTTTTTCGATTGCGCCACACTGCTTTGCTACTAACAGAACGATCATACCCTAATTCCTGTGTTCTCTCGTATTTAGGTCTTATCCCTGCAGTCTTGGCAAACTTCTTATACTCTTGCCTTTGTCGATTCAGCTTGATGCTGGCTGCAGTGAAATCATCATCCAGACCGGCAGCTTCATATCCTACCGCTTCTCTTTTCGTCTTTCTCATCTGACGTTCCATGTAGCGCATCCTCTGATTCGCCTCATAGTAGGTGTATTCTTTTCCCTCATAAGTAAATGGCGGAGGGTCAATGTTGGCCAGTTCCTCATCTGTCCATGTTCTCGTTGCGCCTTCTGGGACACCATAATAGCTGTGTCGGCAATTCACTCCGCACAACCCTCCAGCAGTTCCTAAGCCTGTCGATTGTTCAAGTGGCGGATATTGCTTGCTCCTTCCTGATCTGCTGAACAATCGTCCCTGCCATACCATGTGAGAAGGACGTGCGCCCGGATGAGCTGTCGTCTCAACGATATCGAATCCTAAATCATCACATACAGCCTCATTCATCTGCCTTGCCATCTGACCAATCCCTGTCAGGGTACACATTCTGGCAGCGGATGCGATGTTCATCCTCTTTCCAGATTCATAATCAATGAACTGGATTCCCTTTGCCGCCAGCTTCTTAACAGCATTTCTGATAGCAGTATTGTAATCTGTCACACCAGATGATACCTGCAGTTGCACATAGTCAAGAGTTCTTTGGTAGAAATCCGTGAGGTCTTCTCCCTCGTTATCTACTGCAACCCCCATTGTTCCGGTGATATTCTTCAGTTCTCCACCAGTCTGCTTTGTAGCGGCATCCAAGAATCTCACGACCGCGGCATAGGAAGAAGCTCTTCCAGCTGTAATGCCGGCACTAGCAAATCTTTCTGCGTCATTCTCTGCAGATGTAAGAGCTGCATCTTCAAATATCTCCTCTACTTCCTCTTCGGACATTTCCAGGATTCTCGCCGTTTCTCTTTGGATTTCTTCTTCAGAAAGACCAATTGCCTCGCCTCTCTGGGCAATCCATTCGGCTGTGTCTGTAACTCTTCCCGCCTTGGCAACTCTTCTGGCATAGTCCTTGATAATAAACTCATCAAGTTCCTGATACATCTCGTCAATGTTATCTGGATATGCAGCCATTTCTTCCGGTGTCAACATGGGCTATCACTCCTCGTCATGTTCCGGAGGTTCATCCTCAGGGTCCTTTTCGTCAAATGCAGGAGGAAGCATCTTCAGCGCCTCTTCCTCACTTACACCAAAATACCATGCAACAACTTTTTCTGGTCTGATCATTTTGGCCGCTGCCATCTGCATCAGTCTCTGGAACTCTATGTCTGCATCCTCCATGATGGAATCGCCAAAATTGAACATTGTCTCATACTCGCCATCTGGTGCCAGTTCGTATAAAAGAGACAAGGCATACATTGCGTAAACAAGGTTCTCATGTGCCGTCTGGAACGCCTGCTGAATATCACATACCATGGAATAAGACCTCTGTTTTGACTGTTTTACCTCTGTGGCGGTTTTATCTACATTGGCAGGGTCAGAGATTGTGCCATAAGCCAACTGGCATTGGAACTCAATCTGTTTGAATATCTTATCCAAGCCGTTAAACAAGCTTGTATCACGAATATTCGGATTATATTCCTGCAGTTTCTTCTCCATCCCTTCAAATGTACGGAACAGTCTCTTTTCTCTTCCTTCCAGCTTAAGATTTCCACGCTCATCTGTAAGGAACATTTCTTCATCTCCGAAGACAGCTGCCTGTGTGGCATCATATTCCCACAGAATATTCGACCATTGTTCATCTGCATTACGGATGGTCTTTACTGCCCTGGAAAATACTGAAACACCAAGAGGACTGCGAATCTCTACATTGTTGGCCATCGGCATTTTAAAATATGCGAACAATGTTTTTTCTATATTGTCAATGGAAACAAAAGGCTGCACTTCTTCCCATTCCGGAACTTCTGATAATTCCACCTCTTTTCCAAGGATAGAATCATTCGTATCATTCACATCCGATACTTCGGTTACAAAAGCCTTGTTCTCAATCGTGTATGTTGTTCCATTGAGCTCATGTTTTTCCATTCTGGTATATTTCTTCTTGCCGATAATCTTCTGATCAGGGAAGATGCCGCCCATGATATTCCCATTGGAATCAAATTTTGTAGGATAGAAATCCTCTGCCTGAATAATACTG